AGTTTGCGAAGTTGTGTTATATGAAATTAAATTTGTGTAAGTAGTCTCTTCGGGTTGTTCAGAAATAGTGAATTTAAAACTATTGTCATTAACAACTTTAATTGTTTTAACGCCATCAGGAAATGTAAGGACTGAGAAAAATGTTTTATTGTTGAGAATTTGACCGTTTTGCTCATAATAATATACTCTAGAAACATTAAAGTTCAATAATGCATCTTTTGTGATAGTTACTGATGATCCAGAAGTTCCTGGAGTTCCAACAGAGGTTACACCTGTGACAGTATTGATATTTGCTGAATCTTCAGAGAAAATTAAACTATACCCAAAAATACTTCCATCACTAGTATCAAAAGTATATTGAGTTCCTCTAATTAATCTAAAAGCCAAATCACGAACATAATGATTGCCAGTTCCAGTAGGATCAAATTCCCAATAAATTTGAGTGCTTCCTACACTACTTACATTAATAGTTCTTCCTGTTGGTGAAGATGTATCTGTAAGAACACTTGAATTTGTAAGCGTACCTGAACCAACTCTTATTTCAATAACAGAATTTTCTTTATCAATACTATAAATTGTTCCTGAAACACCACTACTGGTGATTGCCGACCCTACAGTTATTCTGTAATCTGGTTGATCATCGGGTATATAAAGTTCTACTTTGTTAGTAGCTGCATGTAATCTTAACGGAGATCCAAACTGAGTTCTTTCAACAGTAATTTGGTCTGAATTATAATCAATCGAAACAATTTTTAAAATTTCATCATTAAGTTTTAGATAATCATTTTCTCTATAATCATCAGAGTTATCTACGTTAATGGTCGTTTGGTTGAAAGCAACATCAACAACTAAGAAACTTTCAACAACAGGAGCTGTATAATTTACTGTCTGATAATTAGATACTCTTACTTTAAAAGTTTTTGTTAATGATACTGCTTGTCTATCTAATGCCAGTGTAACAATATCATGATCAGATAATAAATGTGGTGTTGAAGTTTCTACAGTTACATCATATTTGGTATCTGTATATTGAGGGGCACTAATTTCAGAAGGCCATGGGGCATCAGGAATTCCATTTGTTGATGGAATGGTGGATCCCGAAGCAACTTGATATGATAGTGTAGTTACATTTTCACCTTTAACTGATCCAACTCTACCAAATGCCCTAGAACCTTCAGTGTCGTTATTGTCAATGTATAAAGAATCTAATACTTTGAATACACTTTCGCTTTCATTAACAACGAAATCATCAATAGTTCCTCTTTCGACATTAGATACTGATAAAATAGCATCAAAACCTTTACTTGGAGTAGAAGAACTCCTAATTCTTCTTACTTCTTTCGGTAAATTATCTTCATTTTGTTGATTGAACTCAATATTGAAATTATTTTCTGAAGGAACAGAATAATATGTCTTTCCAATAATATATGGATAAACACCACCACCAAAAGTATCTACTGTAATGAAGTAACAATATCTTCCTTCAGGATATTCTGGAGTGATGCAAAAACGACCATTATTGATATCAAGACTTCCAGATCCTTGAATGAACTCATAGTCATTGATAAAAGAACCTAGGGGATATTTTACTACGCTAGGTCTAGTAGCTTCTGCAGCAGTTTTCAATGCATAAGAACTGGTTTGTCTAGAAATACCATTAGCAGGAACAGTTGGACTAAGATATCCATAAGGACCATAGATTGGATTTCCGTCATACGCCCATCCTAGAATAGGAGAGTGAACAAATCCAGATGTTTTTTCATCATAGTTAGCATTTACACCCTGAACATTATCAGATAGTGAATGTCTAAGAATTTTTGGATTTGATGGATATGCATACTGAAGATTATACGCAATATTTCTACTTGGATACAGATAACCATTACCAGTATCAGATTTAATTGTTTGAGCAAGTGCCCAGTTGCCATTTATGTCAATAGAGTTTTTTGTCTTAAATACTCTATCAAAAGACCATTTTTTAACTACAGCATTGGCAACAACACCAGTACCTTTAGAAACAATCCTTACAGTGATAGTATTTTTGTCACTGTAATCAACACCTCCATTAAGGACAATTATACCAGTCAACTGATTATTAGTTATTTCAGCAATAGCGAAAGCACCTGTTCCTTTACCAGTGCTATCAATAATTTCTACATTAGGTGTGGCAACATAATCTTGACCTGGATTAGTTACTGTAATGGTTTTAATCGAACCATCAATGATATCTGCATCATTAGCAATTGTTGCGGTGCCGTTAAAACCATATGTAACTTCTAATGATTGATTTTGAGTATACCCATTTCCGCCATTTACTACTGATACTGAAAATACTTTTCCGTCTATAATATTCGCATTAAATGTAGCACCTGTACCGGAAGCATTCGCTACTCTGAATACAGGTTGAATATCAGTCTCGAAACCAAATCCTTTTTGGATAATTTCAACACTTTCGATATTACCGAATGAAATATCTTCATAATCCTGAGAACTAAATGCTTCTACACCATTAATAAACAAACCAACTGCTTTATTCCCAGTAAATTGAACTTGAGTATTTTTTTCAGTTGAAAGTGGAATTACCTTTAAAAGATTTTGATTATTTACCCTAAATCCAGTCCCAATAAATGATCCGATGGGATGTACAGGAAGTCCAGAAGAAACAAGATAAACATAATTATCATCTTTGTAAATATTTGATATTTCAGTGGTAATGGTGCTAACATTATTGTTTATCTGAACATCAGAACTACTTGAGAGAGTTCCGGTTTCATTTTTAATCCATGTTGTAAATTGTTGTCTAGAATCAATATCTCCATCAGGTGATAACTCTACCTTTTCAGATTCCTCAAAATAAGCACCACCATCATCTACAGTAACACCAGAAGAAACACCAAGTAACCTCATGGATACTTTATTTGATTCAAGTTCTATACCATCACTGTATCCAAAAAGAAATTCGGTAGTTCTAATATCACTTAAATCTGCATGATTAACAGCAACAGTATTAAAAACCCCTCTTCCACAATCAATAAATTGATTGAACGTTTTATATCGATAAGTAATAACTTCATCATCGATTTGGATAATTCCATTTAACTGAGGAAATCCAATTGTGCTATCAACGGTAATTACAGAATCTGTAGATGATGAAACTCCTCTAAGAATAGTTTCTCTAGGAATTTGAAAAAATTGTTGATTAAGAACGTTTAGCCTGCACTCATAAACATTTTTATTGGCAGAAGCATAATTTGAAATATTATTAATTAAAATTTCATCAATTACAGCACTAGATGTCAATACTCCACTAGCATCAGTTTGATTTAATTCATTTCCAATAAGATCATATGGGTCTCCTTCAATTGCCTCTACTTTAATAATATCATCAACAGTAAAATCTGAATAAGAAGCTTTGATTACATAATCTTTTGGATATTTTACCGTAATTTCTTCGTCAAATAAAGCTCTGAATAAAAACTCAATTGAAATATCGGTTCCCTTGTAATTATAAAAATCTTTAATATTTGTTATTAAAGTATCTTTATCAATACTAGAAGAAATATTCTCGAATGGGAAACCAGCAAGATATTGATGTTCGTAATTTCTTAAGATAAGAAATAGAACAAGATTTGATAAATTGGTTACAGTATCATCTGGTCGGTGAGATGCTGCTACAGTGCTCTCTACGGTCGTAGCAGTGCCATCAAACTTAGTTGTTGCTGTATATCCTCTTTTACAATTTAAGAGCGTTCTAGACGATAAATTGACTGTCTCATAAAGAATAATCTCATTACCTATGCTGATCAATCCATTTTCAGAAGGAAGACCATCAAGACTGTCTAAAACAATGGTATCATCAGTAGTGGAAATTGCTTGCTGCAATTTATAGGTCGTAACAAGATTATATTTTCTTAAATTGTCAATATTTTTATAATCAAGGAAATTATTGGTGATGTCAAGAAGACCACCGGATAATTCTAATGATTTATAGTATTCCTCAAAGAATTTTACAAATGTAGGAAATTCGTTGACAACAAACTCTGGTAGTTGCTGATCTACTAAGTCTGAGATAGTTAATTTGTTAAAATTCATTTTATGCTGTTTCTTGGAATACCTGGAGAATGCTATCTTCTATTGAGAGATTTAAGTATACTTCTCTCACCGCACTCACATCATCATTAAGTGGTGTAGCACTAATAAAGATTTCATTGTCTTCATTACTGCCGCTAACAAATTGAATTGAATTTATATTCACTTTGCCATTAGTAAAATCAACAGTTCCTGCATTTTCAACTAAAATTTTCTTGGATGCAGTAGCAGAATCAATAGTATATATTCTAATTGCACCATCCTCAGTATTTTCCATGAATGAATCATCATTTGGATAATTTACAGTCCTAAATTTGGAACTTGTAATTGTAGTTTTTCCAATACATGATGTTTGGAACTCATTTACATAACACAACAAATATTGAGCTACCGTATTAAGTGCTGGTACTAATTTTTTCCTTAATATAAACTCAGTAACATTACCCGCAATTGAACTTTCCGAAGCATCAATAACTGTGGTGATTTTACTTTTTCTAACAATCCCACCAAACTTACTAATGTTATTAGTGTCTCTATATTGTGTTAGATTTTGAATTGCGACATTTCTTATTTGCTCGGATGTTAAATTAGTTTCAGTTTGCTTATAATAAATTTTAGTTCTTAAAACTACGTCAACAATCGATGGATCAACAATAATTGGAGTGACAGAAGCAACTGTGTACTTCTTAAGTTTACTAATAATATCTCTTTTAGTGGAATTACTTAAAATATCGCTATATTTTGGTTTAATAGCAATTTTTACACGACCATACTCAGGTGGTTCTTCAGTTTCACCACCATATACAATAATATCAGCAATTGATGAGTAAAGTCTTTGTGTAATTACCTTATAATCTTCTAGTGTTACTGCTCTATTTTGTGAGGAGTAGAATGCAGGAGCATTTTTTCTGATTACTTCATTATCTTCAATATCATCACCACCTTCGGAACCAACTACAACTGTTGTTGTAATACCTGTTAGAACTCGTTTTAAATCTTCATCATAAATTTCACCGGAGAAAACGAAATTCTTTAATTTATTTGCAGACTTGCCGGATGATGCAATATATGTAATTTCAACGATCTGTCCGTCAGTAACTTTCTTGCCCAATACATCATCGCCAAAAATTAATTCATATCTAGCATCATCAGTCTCCTGAACGAAGAATACTTTATCAACTGCAGTTACGTCAAGGATATTCTCGACTTTTGTGAAAATTTCAGTTTTAGACGCAGCAGCATTTTCTCTTACTACTACTTTAATAGTTTCAGTGTCTACATTAGCAGTAGGAATGATAAATTTTTGATTAGGAATTGTATTATCTACAACATGATTAAATTTTAAGTAAATCCCTTCAGTTACCTGCAACTGATCTGATGAAACATTTGAAATATATGCAATATTATTTGTTACTGGAGATACAATATCTTCTAATGTCGAGAATTGATATGTTTCGGTTCTATTTTCTGGATTTGATGAGATAAAAGAGTTACCTTTCTTTAGAGTAAGAAATGATGGTACTAATCTTTGGTCAACTGCCGCAACACTACTAAAATCAACTTTTAATTTAAGAAATGCTGTTGCTGAAGTTGTTGACTTTGGACTGTATCCAAGTTGTTTGGCAACTTTTACAATATTGTCTCTTAGAGAGGCAGACGACAAGAAACTCTCATTAACTGCCATCGTAGTATTGAAGGCAGTATAATAAGTGTTGTATGCTAAGAGGTCAACAATAGAAGACAGTGTTGATCCTTCAAAGTCATAATCTGTAAAATCAGTATTTCGCCTCAGGTAATCAACCAAGGCAGATTTGATATCAGCGTAATCTAGGGAACTAACTTGTGCGAATGCCATTGATTATATCTTTGATGATGACGTTAATGTTAACGAAGTGGTGAAGATCTGAGGATCTGTATCAGGAATACTATAAATTACTTGAATATCATACTCGTATTGATCTTCATTCAAATCCAAAACTACCTCAATAAGATTAATTCTGGGTTCATATAAAGTAATTAAATTTTCTATCTCAGTTTTTATTGATCCAGCAGTAACAAAATCAAATGGATCAAATAACAATTCAGGAATTCCACTACCAAAACTAGCATTAAAAAACTTTTCACCCTTTCTGTAAGAAAAAAGATTAAGGAGTGACCTCTTAATCGCATTTTCATCCTTCAAAAGGTTTAAATCCTTCCGCAATGGGTTGGTTTTAAATGTGAAACTCAAGTCCTTGTAGGATCTTGATGGTTTTAACGCCATTTGAGAGAGAATGTTTCAATTATTTATAGTGGTTTTAAGAATTCTTAAATTGAAAGCAATAGAAATCCTATCCTCATCACTTTCACTAGTCCTAACCTTATGGTAAGTACTACCTGGAAATAAAATTAGTTCACCCTCGGTTGGAAGAAAGTAATATTGATCAGAAAAATTATATTTTGCCGCTACTTCAGATTTTACATTTTTAGTCCAGTTCCAATACTGATATGCATTACTACTTTGAGCCATAAAACTTCCACACTTTTTTGAAGTTTTTAACCACAAACATCCAGCAATATCAGATGGGGGATGATTATGCCATCCATTCGCATCACCTTTACGATTACAGTTAAACCAGCAATTATCAAACCCTAATCCTAAACCATTTTCAAAAATTTTACTTAAAGCAATTTGAGATTGATCTAATAAAAAATTTTTATAAACAAGAAAATCACTTCTTTCACCGATAGTTGATTTTGATTGCCACCCACCCTCATTCGATTTAATTACACCCGAATCATTTTTCATCTCAGTGTATGCATAATCAAGAATTGACTCTTTTATGCTGTCGAACGATGGTTTAGTATTAATTTTTACAACCAAGGTTGGAAATAACGGAATAATTTCAATCATTTTACTATCTCGTAATCATCTCCAAGAATTTCTTTTAACATTTTGTCACTCCAATGATGGTAATATCCATTTTTTACTAAAATTTCACGACTTTGGCGTAGTTTTTGTTTACTTTGACATAATAGCAAGTTATATTTCGCATTATTTGTCTGAATACCATTAATGAAGGTATGAGAATAAGCGCAATCCTCCAAAAAAATGTATTCTGGGTAGATGGTATTGTAAATTTCACACCACATTTGAATAGCATTGACATCCAAATAGTCTTCGACAGCAAAAATGACGACATCACACCCAGTTAGAGGCATGATATCGTCAATAGGTGCTTGAATAATCTTATAAGTTGCTGTTGAAGAGAAAGGGCAGATGGCAAAATTGTTTAGTTCTGGTCTAAACTCAGAAATTTTATCAATCCACTCTTTAATATGCTCTTCAATTTCACTCATCAGACTTTTCTTTGTCTGGATGATCTTGCTCAGAGGCTCTTTTGCCTACAACATAACCATAAGACTTTGCTACGGGTGTTTCTTCGCTCATCTTCCTTGTCCTCGATAACGTTTACGCTTTCCATTACTGGAGGTTGCACTATATTTAGTATGTTTACCAGTTCCCTGACGTGTTCTTTTCGGTTTTGACTCAATATTTTCGTTTGAACCAAACTTTGGACTACTTGCCATTACTCAATTATGGACTACTCAAATAGTATACCAAGATAAACGAAATCTGTCAAGTTACGCAACAGACACACTGATGATTTGAATTTGAACTCCTCCTGCTTCATTGCCTTCAGAAGTATTAGTGACAACAACTTCTGCCGGACTATAAGAATTAATAGAAGGTTTTGGAAGACCTCCATGATAGGAAGATCCACCGCCGCCTCCACCGCCAAATTCACCACCAGCATTATATTCTAAGTCCCAACCGCCGCCACCGCCGCCACCACCGTAGTAACCCATACCACCTTTGCCACCAGTACCATCAACACCACTACCACCATAACCTGCACTAAGGAAACCGCCGTTGGTTCCAGGAGATCCAGTATATCCATCACTAGCACCAGGATATCCGCCGCCGCCACCAGTTCCTAATTTGTAACTCATAAGATATGTAAAATTAACTCCTCCTGCTCTATAAAGCGCAGTGGTTCCGCCACCGCCGCCACCAGAAGCGTTTAAATTACTTCCAGAACTTCCAGATGGATATCCAGCATTACCACCGGCACCAACTCCACCATATACACCATTACCCTGATGCCCACCTTCAGCACCGAGCATTATACACTTATTCCCATCTACTGAAGTTCCAAAGAAAACTGCTGCATAGTTAGCATCATAATAAAGTCTGTAAATATTTCCACTAGTCATGCGAATTGTTCCCTGAACAAATCCACCTGTTCCAGATGGACTTCCTCCTCGACATTTTACAACTACATCATAGTCTCCATCAAGCGGTGATAAAAGAACATTTTCAGTTAGAGTTAAAGTTGAAGATAAAGTACTGAGATCAGTTGTAGTAGAACTACTAAGACCAGTCATGACTAATTGATTTTCTACCAGGAAATTAATCACACCAAGACCATGCTGACCAGCACCTCCACGACCAGAAAGATAGTCTGGATCAGTTGAATATGGAGCAGCAGTAGATCCTCTAGAACCATCAGCAGTTACAAAATTAGTAATACTGGACCCAGTTTTATATCCTGATCCCCCGCCACCTCCTCCAGACTGTCCTGTGGTGCCATTGCCGCCACCACCGCCGCCGCCACCATAATATCCTGATCCACCACCACCACCACGGTTACCAGTGTTGTAGGGGAAACCACCGCCTGCTCCGCCACCAGAACGACCTGTAGTACCACCAGTACTGCCACCTCCTGAAGTAGTAGCACCACCACCAGGAGCAAATGTGCCATCACCAGCACCACCATTTCTATTGGCACCGCCACCAAATCCACCATTACCTGCTTGTGCTGATCCGCCGCCACCACCAACATAAACAATATTTGAACCAAATGTCATTTCTGATCTTTGACCACCACGACCAGCACCATATCCAGACATACCTGAAGGAGAACCTAAACCAGCAGCACCAACAAATACATTAATACTATTTGTATTAGATTCGGGAATGAGTATAGTACCCATTGCAAATC